CTCTAAGATCACTAATTGGATCAGAGCGTGAAAGCGAAGGTGCAACTCTTGCAGCAGCACCAGCAAAAAAGAAACGTAAGAAGGTTTCAAAGTACTCCAGGGAATTCGGAATTCAATTAAAGAAGCTAGTCAAGAAACATCCGCGCACCAAGGTCACACAATTGATGAGCCAGGCGCATCGTGCGACAAAGAAAGCGATGAAGTGATCTTATGTTCCAATGCCCTCATTGTAAGAAGAGTTTCAAATCTAAGCTTGCCTGGGTAAAACACATTAGAAAAGTTCATCCTTAACTAATCCAATCAAGAATAACCAGGCGTTTACGTCTGCACGTTGTATAGCCTATGCAATGGGGGCACGATGGCCGTCCGTTCTTGTGAAGAATGTCTTTGAATCCACATCGTTCGCAATGATAGAGCTTCCAGCACGTACTCATTCTTCTTCACCTTCGATTCCATGCCAATACATTGAGTATGATTTCAGACCATGCGCCGCCGACTTTGGATCGTAGCGTTGTTGATTAACACCTTCGTGCCACCAATCATGCTCCAAGTCATTTATCTCTCGACGTAAAATCCAACGTGCAATTCTTTTAATCATTCTTCATCACCATCGGTTAGAATGTAAATCGTTTTTCCATATTCGCCTGGCTTTAATGTGTACACTTTACGTAGTTCATCATCGCGAACTAAAGCCTGGAGGAATGGAATCGATCTCATTACTTTGTTTGAATCCCTAAAATACAGTTTGACGATCCTGGATCTCTTTCTTTGCCTACTCATTGTGATTCCTCCTGGTCTTTTAACGCGTTATATTTCTGCTGCCAATACACTTTAGCCTCGTACATGAATTCGTAATCGGTACTTAGACTACTCAAAGAGTGCCCATCGGCCTCTAAACGTAGCTGTTTACGTACCCACTCGCTAAAATTCTTCTTCTTCTGTGCTAATTCCCACGATGTTGGGTCCAATGTAATCAGTTTTTGCCTCATCATGCCTAGCCAGAAAGACCAATCATATATGTATATTGGATAAAAAAGGTACCGATGCATTAAGTACGGTGTGTGATGCATAGGGTGGTTTGGGGGGGGGTAAGGGGTGGAGTGGAGTCATTTTGAAATTTAGATAGGAAGATTAACTGCAATGCTGGAATTGGGGCCAAGATTTAATAGGCGGTTTACTTTCCACACCGACATGGGAACCAAAGGGATCACCGTGACGAGCGCAATAATGACGATTAGTGGACAAGTTTCCGAGACCATTGCTGGCACTCTGGTTCAAGAACAGGTACCCTTGACTCTCGATATTCTTGGAAGAGAGGTCCTCCTTGTGTATGCCATCGACATGAACCCATCAAGCCCGGATTCGGTAGCTGGATTGAATACCTCTTCGAACGGATCTATTTCAACAACCACTCGAACCACTCTTGGCGACATCAGCATGACCAATGTTTTGGCAGCTGCACAAAAGTCATTCAGAGGAACCGGATTAATCGATGGTGGCGTTTCGTATCAAGATGCATCGCCTGAAACTCCTACCGCAGAGCATTTGGACTACATAGGAATTGTTAGCACTAACGATTTCTTCGTTCAATGCCAGGGATCAGTAAACAACGTTAATCTCATGTCCGTCGATTGGCGAATGTGGTGTGCACGTGCAAAAGTCTCCGCTGATATTTATGCAGCTCTAGTTCAGTCTGAAACATTGTCTGCTTGAATGGGGTGTTAACCCTGGTCAAGATACATGGTAATTACTGCGGTCCTAATTGGACGGGTGGTAAACCACTTGCTTCAAACGATCCAGGCGTGGATTGGTCGGTAAAACCAATTGACTCCCTGGATCGCGCATGTCGAGTTCATGACCTGGCTTGTTCGAAGAACGGATGTTCTGCAGCCGATGACCGACGATTGGCAAGGAAAGCAACCATGATTGGCATCTTTAATCCACGCCTGGCACCAGTAGCCAGGGCAATTGCGATCGGAATGTGGACCGCATCATTAACCAGGAGTAATTAAAATGGCAACCGTGACCCTAACCCTTGAAGAATATGAAGCTCTAAGATCACTAATTGGATCAGAGCGTGAAAGCGAAGGTGCAACTCTTGCAGCAGCACCAGCAAAAAAGAAACGTAAGAAGGTTTCAAAGTACTCCAGGGAATTCGGAATTC